ATCCAACACTACAAATCTTTGACCTCCAGTAGCCTTGATAAGTACTATTCTATCTTTGGCTTTAAGAGGCTCTTTTTTGAACCTCTCTGTTACAACTATGAAAGGCTCTCCCAGTTGAAGGTTGGTGTTAGTATCTAATTTAACTTTGATGGGGTCAGCCTCTAATACAGTGCCGAACACCACATCAGATAGATTAGCATAATTTATATAGTTTGCTACTATTTCTTTTATTGCGGCTATCATTGTATTATCAACTCCAAATCCATAGTGTGATGTGGACCACTAAACTTATGACTTACCTTTTTGACTAGTGCCCATTGTTTAATACTTATATCTCTATGTTTTATGTCAGTGTATACCCCAGAGCCTCCTCTGACCCTACTATCCCCAAGTGCAGGGATATTTAAAGTCTTTTCATCTCGGTTGTATAATTTTAAAAGTTTCTCTGCTTTTTCTTTGATCTGTGCGGGATTTAGATTCTCATCAACTTTATCGTAATACTGAAGAACTCCCCATTGTGCCATTGTCTTACTATCTTGGACAATATAGCTTTCTCTTGTTCCTGTATCCTTATTATCTTGGGCAAGTTTAACCCTGTTGTATGTTTCTCCATCTATAGATACTTCATAACTATATCCTAGGGCATAACTCTCATTGCCTAAAACAATAGGGAGCTTTAATTCTTGAGCCTCCACAAGTTCTAAGGCTCCGAACTTATCATATAGGATATACCTTCTGCCTGTTGCCAGAAGAGTGTCCTCAATACTATCATAAATCATATCCAAGTAGGTTTTATTATCTTCTACTCTATCAGGAAGTACATAATTTGTTGGTTTTATGTTTCCTGCTCTCATATTAGGTCTACCAACCATTATTTCTCTCACAAGCTTATCTAATGTGGTACCCTTGAATACTTTAGTATCTTTATATTTAAAGTATCTCAAGGAGTCATATGCTGTAACTTTCTTTATTCCTTTTTCATCACATTCAGTTTTAAATATATAACCATAAAATATATTGCTACCCTTATACTTAAATCTGACTATTGAGCCATTGGGGAACATATCCCCACTCATATAACTAAAGGAGAGTCGTGAAGCCCCATTCCTCTCCTCGCTCTCCCAAGAGATATCACCCTCAACAACCTCAGACATGTCATATATAATCTTACTGATTATATTCTGTATGATAAACTCATGATTACCTTTGGCCATAGAACTCTCCTCCCCTTACCTTGGTATTTTTATTTTTTGCCCCGGATATATCAAATTAGGGTTATTACCTAAAGGTGGTCTATTGATTTTATATATATCTGGCCATTTTGCCCCATTACCTAAATACCTTTTTGCTATATTCCACAAACAGTCACCTCTTACTATTGTGTACATATTATAGGGAGGTTTAGGTGGGTTAGACTGCCTTGGTTTTGTGGCAAGTGGTTTAGGTGTTGGAGTTATCTTAACTTCTCTAATTTCATAGGGTACATACTCCTTCAAACTGTAACTTACTGAGTAATCACCCTCTTCACCAGCTTTTTCTACCACATCTATATTTTCCAATATGACTAGCATAGATATGTCCCTGGTTTTACCGTTGGTACATATAAAACGTATAGGTCTTTCCTCTTTCATCCACATTCTGAATTTATCAAGATAGTAATCAGGTTTCTTAAATTCTTTAGGTGTTTCTACATATCTTGCCACATTGAATGGGAGTGGAGCTTCAAATTCTATAGAGGTTAACCCTTTTGTCCCTGGTACTGATATCTTACCTAACTTTAATACTTCATACTCTTCGTTTTCTACGCTTGTGCTCCTCTTAACCTCTTCGGGGTTAATGGGAAGTCTTATGGTAATCCTATCTTTTTCATCTCTGAAAAATAATCCATAATTACTTATTTACATCGCCCCCTCTGCAACTACTGCAATTTGCTCTTCAAGCATTTTAGTTAAGACTTTTTGGACCTGGTTTACATCTGCTGTCTCTCTTACATCTCCGAAAGTAACCTGAATGTTTGGAGCTAATGTGGATTGGGTGTACTTAACCATATAATCTCGGTCAGCTATATCTTTAAGATATTTGATGTCCTCCTTATCTATGGATACATCTAACTTGCCCGCACTAGTTCCCTTATCATTCTTAACTGGTACTGCACCGCCTTTGCCAAGTCCACCTGGTCCTCCTGTTGGCATTGTTGGAGTAGTTGGAATATTCATGCCCCCTAATCCATCCATGCCTGGTATATCTGGCATTTCAAATCCCGCTAGTTTGTCCATAGCTCCACTTCCAAAGTCATAACCCTTCATGAAACTGTCATTTAGGTTCTTATATTCCATTTTGTCAATCTTTACAACATTCTTATCTGAAGTTAGTGCGTCTATTTTGTCTTGGATATAATCCACAGTATTATCTAATCCTGACGTTAGGTCTACGGCTACTCCTGGGATTGCATTAAGCATATTTTGTATTTGTCTTGCTAGAGAAGCAAATATTTGATTAATATATAATGCTAAGTCCCAGAATAGTTTCTTAACGGCATAAACCGGATCAATAAATATATTTGCTACAAATTCAGCAAAAGTTGCTGTTACATTATACATTAATACAAAACCATTATAGACTATTGCAAACATCATCATAAATGCACCACATACTCCTCCTACTATCTCACCTGTAGTTACTCCGAATTGCATAAGGACATAAATTAATATCCCTATTACTGCAATTACTAACAGTATAGGTATGTGGGCTATTAACCATGGGGTTATAGCCACCCATGCTGCTACTGCCATTTGGTAAATCTGGATTATGATAAAAGGTATTAAAACTATGGCCACTGCTAGTAACATAGGCTCTATAATAAACCACCATTCTTGTATTAAATTTCCTACCCACATTATTATATCCATTAAACCAATTAAAGCCCCCGCAATAATAGATATTGCACCTATAACAGCCACAGTGAGGGTTTGGAATATAGGACTATTGATAAATTCGCTAAACTTATCTATAACAGGTTGGAAAGCTAATAGTGCATAGTTTTTTATACTTGTGGTTATATCCGCCCATGTTTTTGGCATAGTTGCCATTTTAGCATTAATGTCATCCATAGATGCGAACATTGCGTTCTTGATGATGTCCGAGGTAATTTGTCCATCTGCTCCAAGTTGTTTAAGCTCTCCTTTTGCAACTCCCATATAATCGGCTATTGCTTTCGTAATCATTGGAGCGTTTTCAGATATGCTTCGTAGTTCATCACCTTGTAATTTACCAGATGCCATAGCTTGTGTTAACTGCAACATTCCGGAACTCTGCTCTGACTTACTGGCTCCACCAACTTTGAAAGATTTTTGAATTAACTCCGAAAAATCCAC